CTTAGCCGCAAACTCTTTCTCTCTGACTTCCATACGACGTGCCGCGATTGGGTCAGTTTTTAGAAGGCCTTCCTTTATCTTCTGACGGCGTAGTTCATCTAGGGCTAAAGCTTCTTCATCTAAACCACTAAACCCGCCCATGGTGTCATCACCGTTAAAGAAGTGCTTAACTGCGCCACCCTTGGCTAACTGAGCGATGTATTTTTTTGTCTCGTTAGGGAGCTTGCTTACGTCTGCGCCAGCTTTTAACCACTTATCTGTAGCACCTGGCCCCATGTTGTATGCAATTGCCGCTGTCTTCTCATCGCCATACTTGTTATACAAAGCGGCTAGATAGTCACGACCCACACGAGCTTTTTCTTCAGGGCTATTATCTTTAGCTGGTGGAACACCAAAGCCAGGATCGCGCTGGGTCAATGGCATAACCTGCATCTCACCTTCAGCGCCCTTAGAAGAAGTTAAAATGTTACCTGACTTATCGTAACGGCGACCACCACTTTCCTTGGCCAATACATATTGTGTCAATGCCTCAATACCACGAGGTGCCTTAGCCTCCGCACGAATACCGGAACCTGAAGGAGCATTAGGGTTAACACCTACACCAGCATTTTCGCCGGCTTGCATACCACCTAAGCCACGACCTGCAGAACCGTACGCACCTGCTGGCACACCTGCCGCCAAGACAGCATCAATTAGTTCGTCATCGTCATCTTCTCCGGTATAACCGGCATACACAGAACTATCATCATCTTCAACTAAGTCGCCTTCTTGAAACGCAACGATGCCACCTGACGCAGCAAATACTGGCGCACGTAAAGAGCCTAGTCCAGGAGTTGGTTGTTTATTTCTTAGAGCATCCGCAAAAATCTGACGTTCTTCATCATCTAAAGTAGGGTCGCGCAACTGTGCTTGTAACTGGTCCACACTAAGATTCTCGGCCATAGAACGCAGTTTGTCGTCATCGATTGCACCACCGTATTTATAACCTTTAACTTGGCCGCCTTCTTTAAATATGCCGGTAGCTCTACCTAAACCATAAGCACCAACGCCCGCGGTACCTAGACCAGCAAGTTGTGAAATAGCACTAGGAGCAGCTTGGTACTGCTGAGTAGTCATACCCTGCATAGGTAAACCACGTAACAAATTGGACATAGTCGATAACTGCATGTACGGATATTGTTGTGCAGTAGCAAAGTCTTGAATCTGCTGGTTAATAATATTTTGTTGGTAAGCTTGTTGTTCTTTACCTGTTTGTTGTTGGAACCCTAAACGAGACAAATCGGCTTGTTGTTGTGCACCACCTAGTTGACCTAAAGTAGACGCAGCTTGACCGGCACCAGCATAACCAGCTTGTTGAGCACCAACACCTTGAAGTCCTTGTCCAACACCTTGCATACCAGCTTGAACGCCTTGAAGCCCAGTTTGAATACCTTGTAAGCCTAGATTAGCCCCAAATTGCTGAGCTTGCATAGCTCTGTCGTATGCGGATTGAGAGCCTTGTGCTTGAATATTAGATAAGTTAGATAGCAAGTTACGTTCGCGTTCTGCACCTGCCAAAGCTTGACGAGCACCACCATAAGTACCCTGACGAGCCGCACCTAAATTAGCTTGATTACCAGCCATTTGTGCTTCACGCACAGCATTCATCTTAGCTACATCAGTAACTTGTTGTTGGTACGGGCTCATATATTGAGCCATTGCATTAGGGTCGGTTACTTGGCTTGAATATTGTTGCCCAGCACCAAAGGCCGGCATAGCACCCATCATGCCAAGTTGACCTAGACCTGCTCCTTGTTGGCCATACATACCTGCTTGTCGAGCGGTACCAAACTGCCCCATACCAGCCCTACCAGCCATACCTTGTGCGGCACCATAAGCACCTGGAGTTTGCATCTGACCAGCTTCGTTGTACACGCCTTGTTGTAAATCAGACGGACCCGCAAAGTATTTGGTTGGGTCGTTTGAATATGGGCTATACGGTTTAAAACCTGTAATTTCGCCTGGTGTAGTTGTACCGTCGGCGTTAGTTGTGCCGGGGGAAGTTGTGAACAACTGATTCTGAGCAGAGCCCAGCATATTCATTACATACGGCTTAGCGTAGTCAGGAATATTTGATGTTTGTGTAGTGCTTGAACTTGGACCGCCGCCGCCACCGCTCATAGGGTTACCTCTAAAATAGTATGTTTCTTTTTAAATCCTACATCTTCATATAGTTTAGCGGCTGAATCTCTTGCGGCACATTGAATCTTAGTTGCGCCGTAGCCTTTTAAAACCATACAAAGTTGCTCATAAATATCTTCGTTTACTATACCTTTACCGCCAATAGCCGTAATAAAAGCCACTCGGTGATTTGGCATATTTAAAAATTCTACAGAACCTGCACCATGAATAACGTTTTGTTCATCTGTTGCTACTAATAATACCCATGAACCTTGCGCCAGTAAAGCTTTTGCTTGATCTATTGTGTAATCTTCTCCACTCCATTTCATGGCCTCAGCTAGAAAGTCTTTAACTAAAGGCCAGACTTGGTGGATACGTGCCAATGGCACTACTTGAAGACTTAAATTCATGCAGGCATATACTTTTCAGATTTAATTTGTTTACCTTGTTTTTTAGTGCCTGTCCGTGCTTTACGAACTTTATCCATCATGCTATATAAGTGCTTAGCACCAGCATCCGTAGAGCCGTTACCTAAATGAGACACAACATCAGCAGGTACAACAAATTCACCATCGGCTAATCTAGCTGGTTGGCGTTTACCAATAGTGGCAGGGATAGAGTCAGACATACCGTCGCCAGGACCTTTAAGCATTCTTCCGCCATCTGAATAACCACCTATTGAACCACCCATAGCAAAATCATCACCCATAGGTTCATCATCATAAGAACCGCCGGCAGCCATCATAATATCGTCAGTACTACCACCTTGAGCCCCATAACCTAAACCTGTAGGGTTGTAGTACGGATTCGGCGTAGCTGGGGTAGACCCTGCAAAATTAGAAGCTAAATTATAACGATACGGCGAACCTTTGTATCTTGGGTCTTCTTCCTCTTCACCAGGAATTTTAGGAGCTTCTGGCATCATAGAACTCGCTACAGTTGCGCCAAGCGAAGGTAATGTCCCAGTCGGCATTGCGTTATAGACAGCAGCTCTTCCACCTTCTGTACCAAGTTGACCAAATCCTTGCCCCATTTGTGTAAATTTACCCCCTAGTGTTTCTGGAGTAGCTGCACCCTTTGTGTAAGCGTCTACAAAAGTCTGTTGTTTAGTAGGGTCAATCATGCTAGAGTACATAGCGTCTTCACCCACATAAGTGCTAGGAGATGAAAGTGCATTTGTCATGCCTTCAGTAGTGCCTAAAAGTTCTGGTGTAGTTCCTAAGGCTTCAGCACCGGATGCTAAACCTGCTTGGGCTCCACCAGCAGCTGTTAAACCAGCCCCTAAACCAGCGCCACCATATGCGCTTAAACCAGCCGTTAAACCTTTAGTAATGTCACCTGTACGTAGTGTTTCAAAACCACCAACTAAACCAGCTGCCAAGGGAGCACCTACACCAGTAGCCACTAAAGCGGCACCAGCTATCATTGGCAACATATTTCTAAGAAAACCTGCCTCAACAAGACCCGTATTAGGGTTAATACTTAGAGAGCCACCGTGGGCAAGAGCCAAGCCTTGAAGGCCCTTAATCTCGCCTTTAGTCATATGTACTAATTCGGTGTCGCCGTCGCGGCCTTTAGATGCTAAGTGTTGTGCTGCTACATGTAGGCTCATTGTTGCCCCGCTGGGTTAATTATGTTGAAGTTTATCATATTAAATTGTTGTAACTGTTACAGTTCCAGTTAATCCTCTTGTTGTTGACCCCGTAGTTAATGCGCTTACTGGATGATGCCCTAAAGCGTCTACCCAATATTCACCATCCCACCAAACAGGGTAGCCAAGGGTGGTATCAAAATAAAACTGCCCAACCTGTAAATTTTGGGTCGGTCTATTAGCTGTTGTTCCATTTTGTGGCGTAGATATAACAGTTAAAAAGTTATCTAAATTATTAAAATATATACGTAAATTTTGGTTAAGCTGGTCGTCCCTACGTTGGTCGTACTCAATCGGTGCAGTTGGCAATGCGGGGGCAACGAACTTTTTAATCGTCATTTTTTACCATCCGTCCTCATATCTAAACGTGGACTGCCTAGCTGCCATTGTGTATTTAAACCAGTAGATTCAATCTTTAATGCAACTTGACGAGCACGAGCTCTCATAAATACTTGATTGGTGTACTGGTTAACAGTTGTTTGTATAACGCGCTGCGTATTGCTAGCATTAGACTGATAAGCACCGCCTGGGAAGTTGCGTGGTCGAATAACAAAATTAACTTCTGGGTTAGTAGCCGTAGACCCATCAAAATTAATGTCCGGGATAATACGACGAGTAAGCATTAGTTGGTCGCCATCCATTAAGTCAAAATCAGAAGACTGGATATATGCAGTTAATGCAGCGCCGTCGTCATTAGTGCCGTCTTCGTGGTTAAGTAAGTAGCTACGTTCTAATGCATCGTCAGTATAAGAAGCTTGTGGAAAATCACGCAACGGGCTATCTAGCCAAGCATTGCGCTCAATATCACCGTAATACCAAATTCTTTCTAAATGGTTGTAGATAATATAGGCATTATTTATCTGGCTATCAGCTGTAGGGTACATCCACCAAACTTCATTCCAACCTTCGTTAGTGCCAGATACAATTTGGTCGGCTTGGTTAAAATTAATATTAGTAAATACGTGGTTACGTAGTGTGCAAGGTAGTGTTTCTACTCGACCTGTGTATACGTAGAACTTATCTTTACCCATCCAGAAGGTCATATTATTAACTACAGTAACAGCGCGAGGTCCAATAATAGATAAGTTGTCACCAATTTCTTGTAACGCAAACACGTCGGTTGTACCAGTAAACTGTAAAGAACTTAATGTAGCCTCGGTAAATACAAGAATCTCTTGCTTGGTTGGTATAGCACGAATAATTAAAGAACCACGAGAAACACGAATAAATCCTGCAGAATTAGTTACCAAAGGTGTCCATATTGCGGGATTATCTTGAGTAGCCCAACGGATTAATAGTGGGTCAAAGTCTGTAGCTCCACCCGCGTAAGGTTGGCAACCAAAAGCCAATAAATGCTTGTCATTCTGTGATACTAAAGTTTGCATAGCGGCAGTAGGCACATCAGCTGCGCCGGATAAAGAACTTAAAGATATAGCTCTAGTTGCTAGGGATGCGTCTGGTGTTGCATTAGTACCACGTTCCCAATAGTAAATACGGCCGTTGCGGATGTTCATAACCAAATCATTATCAAACTGGTCAAACCACCAATCTTGTTGAGGTAAAAAAACACCATCTGGACTACCTAAACCCCAACCAAAATTACCGTCCCATGTACCAGTACCCCAACCATAGCCTAAAGTTTGTGATGCGTTTCCCGTGTCAATCTCAAAGCTTAAGTTAATGCCTGTACCGCCTCCAGTAGCACTAGATGTAGCATTTACACCCACAACAAAAGTAAACGCGTTGACGTTAATAACAGTAGCTACTTGGTGTGTAGCATTGAGTATAGTTGCAGGGATGCCCCCAACAGCTGTAGCCCCAGCAATATCTACATAGTTACCCACATCAGCATCTGAGCCAACAGCCACAATAGTTACTGTGCCCGAACCGTTAGCTGTAGTAATACAGTTATTTGTATTCGGTGAAGTTAGAGTTGGGTTTGTAGCGCGTAGTGGGGTGATGTCATAAAAGTAACCACCCACCTCGATGTAGACCTTTTCGTTGGTACCGCATGCTAAAAAGTTGTCGTTATAAGACGTAATCCACCCAAACATCTGGCGGCAATATCCAAGCATGTATTCTGTAGTAGCCTTAAGCCAACCACCAATTTTTTCAGGAAACCCAGAGCGGAACCTAATTTTGTCACACTCATTCCAACCACCCTCGTTAGAGTAGTTAGTTTGGTCTCTGTTAATTCCCGGCTTAAATTGTAGCTTCTGGAACGGCATAATTTACCTTAAGATTCGTATAGGGCTTTTTCGCCCCTGCGACGTTTATCTAACCCTTTCAGTACTTTACCACCAGCTTTGTTCCACTTCAAGAACTCTTCTGCTGCAGCACCAAATTCACCACGATTGTGCTTCATACGCAAAGTACTGTTCTGCAAGTTACCAAGACCTACATTAAACGAAAACGATACCAGAGCATCAAATTGACCTTGCTTTTCTGTCTTAGGACATAAGCGCATCACACCAGCTTCAAAGCGAGCCAAGTCTTTTTTGAGGATATCGTTCACTTCAACCGTGTTTAAAACCCTATCCCAACCATCAGGAAT